TCGAAACATTGTCTTTGAGCGGATAGCGAGCAAGCTGGGTATGCCGATATAATTCATTGCCGATTGATTGCCGTTTCGAGGGGTAAAAATGATATATATTGATAGTATAAACAAAAACGATTAGAGACAACAAGCTCACACACACAGACCAGATACCTTGTTAAAACCTAATCCGTTTCAGCCGCTGACAATTGTTGGTGGCTTTTTTGTTGGGATAAATACAAAGAGAGGTGATTCAGTGGCACTGACAGCCAAACAAGAAAAATATGTGCAAGGCTTAGTCGCTGGGTTATCCCAAAGGCAAGCGTACAAAGAGGCATATGACACCAGTAGGATGAAAGATGAATCTATCGACCAAGTAGCTTCCAGATTACTTAAAAATATCAAGGTTCTATCAAGGTACAACGAATTGATGGACGAATATAAAAAACAAGCCATCTGGACACGCGAAAAAGCTGAGGAAAGTCTTTCTTGGCTATTAGATAAAGCCGTGGAGGACTTGGAAGAACAAGGCTTCCGACAAGCTAATTCGTCATCTTACTTAAACGCTATCCAGGAGCTGAACAAATTGAATGACTTGTACCCGACTGGCAAGCAGGAAATTAATTTGTCTGGGGGCGTGCAGTTTGTTGATGACATCTAACCCAAAACAAATTAAATTATCCGAGCTTTTGCCGCCAAAGTTTCATAACGTATGGAAAGCGGCAATTGATCCGCAATTGTTACATATCGTCTGCAAAGGTGGCCGTGGTAGCGGTAAATCGTCCGACATTGCGCACATCATCGTGCAACTCGTGATGCGTTATGCAGTCAATGCCGTGGCTATCCGTAAGATTGACAACACACTTGAGCAATCTGTCTATGAACAAATCAAGTGGGCGATTAATGAGCAACAAGTGGCGCATTTATTCCGCTTCAATAAATCGCCGTTACGCATCACGTATCTGCCACGCGGCAATTACATTGTGTTCCGTGGGGCCCAGAACCCAGAACGTATTAAGTCGTTAAAAGATAGCACCTTTCCGTTTGCGATTGGTTGGATTGAGGAATTAGCGGAGTTTAAAACTGAGGACGAAGTAAAAACCATCACCAACTCACTTTTACGTGGTGAGCTGGACGATGGTCTTTTTTATAAGTTCTTTTACACCTACAACCCACCGAAGCGCAAACAATCATGGGTGAACAAGAAATATGAAACGCAATTTCAGCCAAAAAACACGTTCGTACACGCTTCTGATTACTTAGATAATCCTTTTATCGCTAAGGCTTTTATCGAGGAAGCTGAGGCCACCAGAGAACGCAATGAACGGCGTTACCGTTGGGAGTACAAAGGCGAGGCCATCGGTTCGGGTGTTGTGCCGTTTGACAATCTGCAATTCAGAGCGATTACAGATGATGAAGTGGCGAACTTTGACAATATCCGGTCAGCGACTGACTTCGGTTATGCGACAGATCCGCTGGCATACACCAGATGGCATTATGATAAAAAACATAACGGCATCTATGCCATTGATGAATATTACGGCCAAAAGATTAGTAATCGAAAACTGGCTGAGTGGCTGCATGGCAAAGGTTATCAGTCAGATGAAATGTTTGCCGATTCAGCGGAACCAAAATCAATCGCTGAATTGCGTGATGAACATGGCATCAAGCGCGTTATAGGTGTTAAAAAGGGCCCTGACAGCGTGGAGTACGGCGAACAGTGGCTGGATGATCTAGATTTCATCTGCATTGACCCAAAACGCACACCGAACATTGCAAAAGAATTTGAAAACATTGACTACCAAACAGACAAAGACGGCAATCCGAAGCCGAGATTAGAAGATAAGGACAATCACGCAATCGACAGCTGCCGTTATGCTTTTTCTGATGATATGACGGACAGCAAGGTCAAAATAAAACTATTCAAAGGAGGCCTGTAATTTTGTTCATACACCCACGAGATCAAGAAATCACAGGGCAAGTTGTCCTCGATTTCATCACAGCGCACCAGGCACAAGTGCCACGCTACAAGCGGTTGGAAGAATTATATCAATCAAAAGCACCGATTTTAAGACAAGAAGCAAAAGCAAATTTTAAACCGGACAATCGGCTGGTGGTCAACTTTGCCAAGTACATCACAGATACATTCAACGGCTATTTTATCGGCGTACCGGTCAAGGTAGACCATGATTCCGATGACTTAGACAACCGCGTGGATAATTTCATGCGTGCAAACGATATGGACGACAACTTGGCTGAGCTAAGCAAGATGACATCCATCTACGGCCACGCCTATTTATTTGCGTACCAAGATGAGCAAGCCCAGACCTGTTGCACCTACAATAGCCCGCTGGATATGTTTGTGGTCTATGACGACACGATAGCGCAAAAGCCTTTATTTGCGGTACGGTATCAGTACGATGCAGATAACAAGCTAACAGGTCAACTTTACACAACAGCACAGCGATTTGACTTCTACCAGCACAAAGACAGCGTCGCGCTGACAGATGGCCAGCCGCATTACTACGGCGATGTGCCGATCATCGAATTCAAGGAAAACGAGGAGCGGCAGTCCTTATTTGAGTCAGTAGAGACATTAATTAACGCTTATGACAAGGCATTATCCGAGAAAACAAATGACGTGGACTACTTCGCTGATGCGTACATGTCAATATTGGGTGCAGAGCTGGACGAGGAAGGTATCGCACACATCCGCGACAACCGCATCATTAATTTGTTCGGCACATCCGATGCCAGCAAGATTGTTGTGGAGTTCTTAAACAAGCCAGACGGTGATAACACCCAGGAGCATTTGCTTGACCGCATGGAGCGCTTAATTTACACCATTAGCATGGTGGCCAACATCAATGATGAGTCATTCGGCAATGCCAGCGGGGTGTCATTGGAGTTCAAACTCCAACCAATGAAAAACCTTGCCGCCATGAAAGAACGCAAGTTTGCCAGCGGATTGAATCAGTTGTTCAAACTGTGGTTCGCTTTGCCAACCAACGTGCCTGCCAACCAGCGTGATGAGTGGGCGCAACTGAATTATCAATTCACACGCAACATCCCACGCAATCTGCAAGATGAGGCGAGTGTGGCCAGCGCTTTAGAAGGTATCGTATCTAAAGAAACGCAACTCAAAACCCTGTCCATTGTGGATAATGTCAAAGCGGAGATGCAAAAAATGGACGATGAAAGCATGCCAACAAGTTTATCAGACGCGGAATTGAGTACTCGTTTAGGGCGTGATTAACATTGGCAACTAGACAAGAGGCCTACGAACGCGAGCGTAAGGTTATGAACGATTGGGCAAAGCGTGATTTCAAACGCGAAAAGATGATTGAGGACGTTCACCGGCAGACCGTCAAAACGCTGCAAACAAAAATAGATCAGTTCTACATGCGCTATGCCGGTCGTGAAGGGTTAAGTAGAGCTGAGGCTATGAAGCGTGCGGATCAAATGGATGTCACGAAGTTTGCTGATAAAGCAAGGTTGGCAGTCGCTAATAAAGATTTTTCCGACGAGACCAACGAGTGGCTGAAAACTTATAACTTAAAAATGCGCGTCAGCCGGCTGGAGTTACTCAAAGAAGAGTTGAACTGGGAACTTATCCAGATGTACGACAAAGACTTTCAACTGGTCAACAAGGCGCTGCACGATGAAGCGATGGCTGAATCCAGGCGGCAAGCGGGTATCTTGGGTAATTCAGCAGGTAACCCGACAGACCGCGTCAAAGGCATTGTGGACGCTGATTTTTACGGCAAGAACTTTAGCGAGCGCATTTGGTCAAGAACCGGCTTATATCAACAAACACAAAAACAGGTATTTGTATCGCTCAACAAAATCTACACCACAATGGACGGTTACCGCGCCGAACGTAATCGACTCATGAAGCTGATGAATACGACCGAATACGAGGCCATGCGGCTGTTAAAGACCGAAACAGCCAGAATCAACACGCAGGTGCAATTGGAAATGTACCACACGAACGACTTTACCCATTACGTGTATGTGGCCGAGCCTGGCGCGTGTCATATCTGCGCACCAATGGATGGCAAGCTGTTTCTTGTTAGCGATGCCCGAATGGGAATAAACATGAAGCCCATGCATCCAAATTGTAAATGCTCATCTTATGGCGTCATTGAAATGAAGCGCAAAGACGGCACATCTAACTTAGATGATTACGACTTTGGTTAATGTTATAATTAACTATGAAAGAGGTGTATACGTATGGATGATTATTATGAATTTAACGCTAATTAAGGCAGTTTGATTTTATTCAGAAACAGAAG